ATCTACACTCGCCTTCGGAAAAACTTCCGACCACCGTATGGCCTGCGCTACCGTGCACCGCGGGGTGGTGATCAGCATCGCAGCACCCAGAACAGGTCGAGCGGCCAGCCGGTGCTGATCGTGATGTGGTGGCGATCCATCGCGATGAACCACCATTGTGATAGTGCCAGCTTCATGGCATCGCACGATGCGGATAGAGCAAGCACAGCATCAGATCGAACACCACAATGACAATCACAATCAATATAATACATGCGAGAATGATATTGATTGCCTTGATTAGTGTTGCACCAGCTTGACCTAATGACCTTGTGATATAAGGCACCAACAATAGATTGATCAGTGCAAACAAGCCCACAATGATGATCACTGTGATGATCACATTTTCTAATAGGCCGACTGAGATACACATCATCGGACGAACCTCACAGGATTGCCGAAGCCGCCGTCAACGCTGGCCGTCTTGCGATCGTGGCAAGCCTTAGTCATCGATCGCAGGTTGTCCCAGTCATACATCAATCGATCGTTGCCATTGTGCGCCTCACGATGGTCGACCACAGTGGCGACACCGCCGCATTGATCGTCACACTCACAGATCGGGTGCGTTGCCAGGTAAGCCGCGCGAACCTTCTGCCAGCGCCTGCCGTAGGTTCGCGATGGCGAAACGCGGCCCGCCACATAGGCGGCCTTCCGTTCCTGCCAGGTCGGAATTCCTACCGGACGATGGATCGGGCGAGCTATGGCCACGGCGGACCTGCCCAGGTGGCCTCATACGCCTCGGTTTCGGCGTTGCGGCGGATCGCGGTGGCGATGCGGTCGATTATGCGCGGCGGCAGCTCACCGACGCGTTCCGCACCGATGAGGTCGACCAGCGGCGCGCGGGTGTTGATCACCGAGGTAACCGCGGCCATGCCGAGCGCGGCACAGTCGGCGGCGGTGATCTGAACCTCGGCCCGGTGGCGTGGTCCGGTTTGCGCCTGGACGTGCAGCGCCAACACACCGGACGTCCCGGTGTAGGCCCACGCGATCAGGTAATGACTATGCCGGCGAAAAACCTCGCCGCGCCTCGCAGATTGGGACAGGGGGAACCTTCCGGTTTCGGAGGTCGAGCGACGGCCGAAGGTCCGCCGCCCGCCCCCTGCGTGGTCAGTGCCGGCGCGACCCAGCAGGGACGTTCCTGGCCACGGTAGTGGAAAACCTACCCCCAGTGTCCAGTGGTTGCAACATTCTTGCGCTGTTCCCGAGGCGTTCCCCCGAGTCGTGCGAGTCGGCATCGAGTCAAGGATGGCGAAGGATGGCGAAGGATGGTTTGGCGGCCTTGGGTGCCGATTCCAGGTCAAGCCGGCTCTTGACGGCACTTGCCGGCAGAACGCCCCAGGAAGCCCGCACAGGCGGGTCGACGCGTGGCGGGTGTTATCGGGCGTCCGGCGCACCCAGAGCCGCCAGAGCCCGCAGGGCAGTCACCGCGTAGCGTTTGGCCGTCTCCCGGTGGACCCCGAGCGCACGGCCCGCCTCGCGCCACGGCAGATCCCGCACCACCGACAGGTCGAGCACGCGGCATTGAAACGCACCGAGCGCATCGGCGATCCGGCGCAACCGGGCGAGCGCACCCAGGCGAGCACCCATGCCGCCGTCAGGGGAGGATTGCACGCGGACAGGTAAGGCGCCGCCACGCAAGCCGATCCCGGTTTCCCAGTCATTGCGGAAGTTAAGGCCAGCCTGCCAGGTGGCGGCGTCAATCGCGCCCTCGACCCATAGCGCGTCGAGCCGAGTTTCAATCCGCCAGCCAGGCCGGAAGCATGCGGCATCGATCCGCGGCGCGGCGACATCGTGGTGCTGGCGGTATGCGTCCGAGGGTCCGCTCATCGGCGTTTGGTCCCGTTCCAGGTGCGGCCAGCGTCCAGCTCATCAATCAGCCGGCGGAAGGCCAGGTTGGTCAATTCACCACGCCACCTGCAGAAGCGGCGCGTGCCGGTGTCAGGGTGCGTCCACTCGGACTCAGAGAATTGCCCGCGTGGCTGCGCCACAAAGCCAGCCTGTTGCATCGCATCGCGGAACGCGGCCACCGTCATGTCAGGGCGTCGAGCCTGCCGATCGCGCGCGGACATCATCGGCCAATCCCCTGCCACCAGGATCGGACGCGCCTGCATAAATTGCATGGCTTATGCATAATCGGGGCCCGTTTCCGCAAAATCGGCGGCGTCGGGATCGATAGGCGCGGCGGGTGCGTCTGGCGCAGCGGCCGCGGGTCCATGGGGACCGGTGATTTTTGCATCGGCGTATGCCTTCCTCAGTTGGCCAGGTGACAGGTGCCGCGTCGCAGCCGGGCGTTGATACAGCGGCGGTGCAGCCCATTCACGCGCAAGCTCCTCGACCAGGGCGTGCATGCGGTCGAGCGCCTCGCGGGTCATCGGTTCGCGTTCCGGTTCCGGCGGCGGCGGCGGTGGTGCAATACCAGGCGGGCGCGGTCGGTTGTCCCGCCACCACTCGGACAGATACTCGCAAAGCTCGGCATAGGTCGGAAAGTATTTGCATCGGCGCGCAACGTAGCTCAGCGAGTCCGGTGTGAAAGCGGCGTCGGTGAATTCCCGCATCAGCATCGGAACGAACGCAGCGAGCTTAATGTCGGCCTCGTGGCGCGAGATGCTAACCGCGGACAGCACGCCCAGCGATACTAACCACTCGCGCACCACCCGGACGTGGATCGTCTGCTGCGGCATCGTCGTGAACCTCCATCATGTCGGCGGCGGCATCGTTGAAACCGGAGCGAAAACCCCGCGCGCGCCCCCCTCTAGGGGGGTCAGGGGGGTGCCCCTCTGATCTGTTTGATTCCTCTTGCGATTCGACTCCCGGGTTGTCTGGGCCGTTCCCCCTATTAGGGGGCCTATTAGGTGGTTTGCCCCATCGCTTAGCGATATCCCGTTGACCTTGTTGGTGCATCTCAAAATCTCGTTGCATGCGACGGGAGATAATGACTCCCGCCGCGCTTGCATCGTATACGCCGTTAATTCGCAACTCATCCAACAACTTAGGTATCACTCTAGTGTCGACGTTGAGCGCGCGGCCGATCTGCTTAATCGTTGGCGGTTTGCCATTGACCAGCAGTCGGCCAGGCGGTTCCGCGTGGGCCATCAGGCACAGCATGCGCAACCACAGACCTTGCGCGGCCAGCGAGCACTGGTTGAGACCGGGATCAGTCAGCCAATCGTCCCACCAGAACTTTGCCCAGCGCAGGCGGGTCATTGAAACGGCCCCAACCATAGTTCGGTGCAGGGATCACAAAAATAGACGCATTGGCCCGCTTGAATTATGTGAGGCGCGCGGCATTGGCGGTTGTATAGCGGCGCGTCGCAATAGCTGCACCGCAGAGGTTTGCCGTCATCGATCGGCCGCCAGCGCAACGCTCGCCAGTCGTCCGACCAGACCCCCGTCCAGTGCAGGCGGGTCATCGGAAAGACTCTTTCCAGGCCGTTTCGATTTCGTCGAGCGATAGCTGTTTTTTCGATTTTATGCGGGTTTGAGCGGTATTGGTCGAAACTCTCGCCGGGTCCGGGCGTGGTTTCCACATAGCGCCATCGGTGTAACGCGGTGCACCGAATTGCAGGGGGCCGAACGGCAACGGCACTTGAGAATTGAGGAACAGCGCCAGCCGCCGCTGATATTCGTGGAATATCAACAGGAAGTCCTGTTCTGGGATTTTCGGCACAGCGGCATGCCGGTCCGCGTGACAGGACTCAGGTCCGGCGCACATGAGCATCCCATGTTCTATTCGCGCGGAGCCGACACGAATCACATGATGGACATGCGATGCGAGCTTTTTTACCACCCCATTCTCGACCACAACCACAAAGCGGTCACGGCAGACCGGACACTTCCTGCCATCGTGCACGGCGAAAGCCAGGTATTGCTGCACCATGGGGAATGTGAAACGACGCCTAGAATTCTCTTGCTGTTCCTCTTGTCTGCGCTCGATCCGCACCACAGTGTCGAGGGTGATGTGTTGATTAGCGGCGATCTGATCAACCTTTACGCCTTGCGCCTTAACCTCGTCGCGTATGGCGCCGAGCAATTGATCAGTTGCCGCAGTGGCAGGCACCAACGTGCCATGACGGTATGCAAGGAATACCGTGATTACCTCTTGTCGTGCATCGGCAGCGCGCGGCGTCTGGGCTTTCATGCAAAGCAAGAGTGCTTGCGCCTCATTGGCAAAAAAACAATGCCCGGGTCGGCCTCTGCCGAGAGGGTCAGTGTTTTTTATGGGTTCCATAATTAATGGTCCGTAACGTTCTAGCTCGTCGCGATTGTCTCTAAAAAGAACACGAATGCTTACCGGGGTCACATAGCCGAGCACCTCGGCAAGCCGCAGGTCGAGCAAGCGCGGCTCACCGTCGCGTTCGATCAGGTCGGCCAACCGAAGCGATGTTCCGCTCACGTCTCCACCCTCCATCTCGGTCGAAACAGATCCCCCTGCCGAGGATCGGGCGCGCCGCGTTCGACCGCGCGATACGGGTCCAGCTCGGTGAGGCAGTCGACGCACAACATCGCCTCGTGCGGTCGGCGCCGGCCGGGTGGGAACGGCGTTTCCTCCGGGCGCGATCCGCACAGGGCGCAGTCCTCTGGGCGTTTGCGGAATTCTCTCATGTCGCAGCCTTCCGCATCGGAATGCCCCAGTGGTGGAGCTGCCCCACGACCTCGACCACGGATAGGCAAACGGCGATGGTCATCCCCGCGCCCTCGAGCAACGGGAAGCGATCGACCTGGCCCATGCGCTCGACCACGCGGCCCGAGCGCGGGCGCACGATGTGCAGGGTCCGCGTCAGATAGCCCCCAGGGGCCTTCAGCTCGATCCCATACAGGCGGTGATACACCACCAGGATATCGGGCCAGCCCGGCTGGAGACCCTTCCGGTAAAGCCGTGAGGCGGTTTGCGGCGGCAAGTCGCCGACACCGGCCGGAAAGGTGGTCCACTGCGCGGGCGGGCGGATCAGCACGCGCAGCGCGTCGGCAACGGCAACGTGCAGCTCGTCCTCTGAGGTCGGCGCCGGTGTCAGCCTGAACCGAGGCTGGCCCATCGGCGGTCAACCGGTCGCGCGTGTGGTCGAGGCGGTGTGGCGGCGTCCGGTCTCAGAAGTCAGCCAAGGCCAGCCGTCGAGCGCAGCATGTTCCGGCGAGCACCAGCCGCGCTCCATCGCGCCGTTGGTGGTCAAACCGAGTTGAACGATCCGCACCCCGAGATGGCCGCAACGATGGCAGCGGACGCGCGCGAGGCCAGGGAACGGGAAAGGAAAGCACGGCTGTGCTGAGGTCCGGCGCATGCCGGGTCAAGCCGCGCGGCGCCAATTGATCAGCGGCGAAGAGTCGGCGAGGTCTTGCCAGGTCAGACGGCGTTTATCGACGCGAACCTTATCCTCGGCGCACAGCGCAACCATGCGGCGCCATAGGTGCGGCGGGATGCCGCGGGAGGCCCAGCGCGAGACAACGGACGAGTGCTCATACCCGAGCCGCCGCGCCAGTTCGGCAGGTCCCCCCAGCTCACGAATGATGCGGGCATGCAGCATGCGCCGAACCTACGTGCCAGGCAGGCACGTTTGCAAGCCGTGGAACCAATGGGCACCACAAGACGTTGTTTCAGGACGTTTCCGGTGGTGTCATAATTCGTTGCACTCAATGCAAGAGGGTGCCAAAATGGCATCACTCACAGATTATTGATCGGGGTTAGCGATGCCGGCGGCGCGACAGGTGAAACAGCACAAGAACTTCCTCCAGGCCGTGGGCCAGCGGTTGCGCGCAATCCGCACTTTTCGTGGCCTTACTCAGCCCGAGGTTGGCGCGGTGGTTCACGCCCGGCTCGGCCGCACAGCTTATGCCAAGTATGAAACCGGCACGCGCGAGATGAGGCACGAGACCGCTGGCCGGCTCTGCCGTGGTTTCGGCATCACCTTGGATTTGTTGACGTTTGGCGACATCGGCGCGGATATGTGGGCGAGCGATCCGGCTCTGTGCGCGCATTTATTATTGCATTATTCAATGGAATTTCGGGACATTCGACCGCCTCCCACGGCGCCGCTAGACACCACCCCAGACGGCGCAGCCAATGGTCCGGCGTGTCCGTCCCCGGGCGAAACCCCAACGCGTGAGAATTAAGAATGTGAACCGGCCATGGCGGGCCGTATTGTGTCGGAATGACCATCTTACATCCTCCGTGCCGCAACAGTTCCATAACGTCGCCTTAACGCTATTGTCACGGCGGTTTAACTTACCGTGATTGCAGTGTGAGACGTTGCGTTAATGGCCGCAAGTTACTTCGTGATTTTTGCCTCTTGCCGTAGCTTATGCATCGTGCCAGCGTGGCACTATCGAGCACGGAGGCAGCATCATGAGCGACGAACCGCGAGGTCCCTCGCCGTTCACCATTGAACAATGCGTCGGAGCATGGCAGCGGGCGCGGGCGCAGCTCGCCGGCGATCCGGACCTGGCCGATGATGAGAACGCGATCAGCGCCGCCCTCGGGGCCGATCCGGGCGCGATGCACCCGGATGACCTGATCCGGCGCATCGTTCGGGCGATTGCCTTTGCCACCATGCGAACCGCCGAGGCCAAGGCGCTCGCCGGCACGTATCGGGCGCGGCAAGCCCGCTATGACAAGCGCCTCCTGGTCCTACGTTCCGAGCTGTTGGACCTCATGCAGATCCTTAGATACCCGCGGTTTATGGCGCTTGAGGGCACCGTGTCGGTTGCACGCGGTGTCCCGTCCGGGGTGATCACCGACGAAGAAAAAATCCCCATGAAATACGTCAAGATGATCAGGGAGATTAACAAGCGGGCGCTCAACGAGGACCTAAAACAGGGCGTGGTGGTCGAGGGCGCCTATCTGTCGAACGGCGCCCCATCGCTCAGGATCGCGGGGATTACCCCGATAGACGAGCCGGACGGCGAAGCCCCCGCAGCAACCGAGGAAAGGTCCGAGTGATGGCACGCGAACCGCTGGCAATCGCCACCCGCATCAACAAACCGGCCATGTTCAACGGCACCGACACGGCGTGGCGTGTCATGTGCGATCTATACCCGGCGGCGGAAACGCCCGACATCATTCTGGCGGTGCTCGACTATTGTTCCGTTCGCAAACTAGATCCGATGAAACGCCCGGTCCATATCGTTGCGATGTATAACAGCAAACTGCGCCGCAAGGTGCAGGTGGTCATGTCCGGTATCAACGAGGTCGAGATTACCGCGGCGCGATCGCAACGCTGGGCCGGCATGGATGCACCGGTCTGGGGCCGTGATGTTGAGCGGACATTCCGCGGCAGCTTCGAAAAAGATGACGGCACCACGCAGAACGTCGAAGTGACGATGACCTATCCGTTATCGTGCACGCTCACAGTCTACCGCATGGTCGGCGATCAGCGCCGCGCCTTCACCGAGCAACTGTTTTGGGACGAGTGCTACGGCCGCGCGGGGTTCCGCAGTGAGGTCCCCAACGCAAGATGGCAGCAGTCGCCACGGCAAATGCTGCACAAGTGCACCAAGGCGGCGGTGCTACGCGCGGCGTTCCCCGAGGATATCACCGACTACACCGATGCCGAGATGGAAGGGCGCGAGATTGACGCGGGCGGCATCGTCCTCGATGGCAAGGTCGAGCCGCCAGCGGAGCCGGCGGCCAAGCGGGAGATAACCCAGCGCCAGGTCGAGGCGATGGACGGCGCGAGCACGGACCCGGGCGCGGGCGATTGGCGGATTGCCACCGATACCGGTGGTTTCGCGTTCCGCAACAGCATCGACTGGCTGGCGCAGTGGGACAAGATCATTGCCCAATTCCGCGACAAACCGAACGACCTGCGGGCGCTCCGGGCGATGAATAACGGCTGCTTCACCGAGGCCGGAATGATGGACATGGGCGCGGTGATGGATGTCGAGCAACGGTTGTCCGATATCCTCGACAAGCCGAGGCAGGGACGATGACCGCGCGCAAGCCCGAGGCCAAGCGGATCATCGTGGTGAAGGTGCAACTCCAGCAGGTGCCGCCGGATGGGCCTGCGCTGATCTATGACGAAGCGCGCGCGCATATGCAGGCACGCAAACTCGATGATGCGGAGGAACAGCAGATGCGCGGACGGCAAAAGGTATTTTTCAATGCGTGGTGGTCCGATGCCACAGGCTGGGTGCTGTTGTCGGTCGCCAATGCAAGGCGGTGGTGACATGGCACGCGACAACGAAGTGGCCGCAATCGAGCGCGTCCTCGCAATTCTGACGGCCCTCGCCCCGTCCGCGCGCAAGCGCGTAGTCGGTTTTATACTGCAACGATTGGATGCGCTGGACCCGGACAAGACGCCGCCGCCCATGGTGCTGTTTCCCCGGTCGCAAGGGGGCAGCGATGACGCCGCGTGAGGATGTCCCTATGCCGCCGAAGATCGCGACGCTGCCACGCGATCACCGGGGCTTCCCCGTCCCTTGGTTTGTCGCGTGGCGCGATGGTGCGCCCTACTTCCCGGCGCTCGACACGCCGAAGTGGTCGCGCGCGATCAAGCATCGCCTGTGCTGGATTTGCGGCCAGCCGCTCGGGCGCGTGGCGGTGTTCCCGATCGGCCCTATGTGCATCGTCAACAGGATCACCAGCGAGCCAGGCAGTCATCGCGACTGCGCAGAATATGCGGTCAAGGTGTGCCCCTTCCTGATCACGCCCGGCATGCGACGGGTCCCGGTCGAGCGACACGGCCCGCTCGCCGTGGCCCCACCGGGCATCCACAGCACCGGCAATCCGGGCGCGGTGGCGCTATGGGCCACGCGTGAGTGGTCCATCCTGCAAACGTTCAACGGCCCGCTGATCGAGCTAGGCGAACCGGCCCTAGTCACCTGGTGGGCGCGTGGTGAGCTGGCCAGCCCAGAGGACGCGGCGGCGGCGTTCACCCAGGGCGCGGCCAGGTTGATCAGCGTCGCCGAGATAGAAGGCGAAAAGGCCGTCGTGGCTTGCGTGTTGCAGGTCATCGCGGCGCGCAAGCTGCTGCCCGATCCGAACCTCGTCAGGGAGATAAACGGATGCCCTACCGGGACGTGACAGACGAGGACGAGGGCGAGCGATTGCTACGGCGGAAAGAGGTCGAGGAACGACTAGGGGTCAGCCGCACCACGCTGTGGCGCATGATCCATGCGGGCATTGTTCCGCCGCCGTTGGCAGTCGGCCGCAGGCTGACCCGGTGGCGGTTGGCGGACGTGAACAGGGTCATTGAACGCCTGGACAGCGAGCGGCCCCAGCAGCCCGAGCAACCGCCTTCCCCGGCGGTGGTGCGGTTGGTGCGGCCGGTCGCGGCGAAGCTGCGCAGAGGCCCCAAGGCGGGCGGGCGGCATGCGTGACGTTGTTCCGCACTATTGGATGTTCGAATCTTCCGGCGTGTTGCGTCCGGTGGTCCTGGCGTATTTGAACGGCCAGGAATTGACGCCAGCGCAATGCGCCACGATGCGCGCGTATCTTCGCCAGTGGATGACCGCGCCATGGCAGGGACCGAACGTCGATTGGCTGCGCGCCAGCGTCGGCAGTCTGACCAGCCGGGCCAACATCGCGCGGTGGCTGGACATCGCGGTGGGCGATAACATCGACCCGCTTTGATGCGCGACCCTCAGTTGTGGGCGGTCGGCGCCATCGTCGCCGGCCTCGTCCTCGTCGGTGTGATCCTCTGGCTCGAGCGGCCACGGTAGGACGTGGGACGACTCGCGCCCGGCGTGCCAAGGTGGCATCATGAGCGACACGGAAAGCCAATGGAGGGTCGAGCTAATGAAGGCCCAGATTGAGAACCTGCAAACCGACACGCGATACAAGCGGCGCCTCGCCGATTGGGAACCGTGGAAGGCGGTCGCGGTCGCGGCCGGGGCGGGCGCGGCGTTGATGGGCGCGGTCATCGGCATCCTGACGTTGATCCTGCGGCACGGATGAGCGGGTCACGCCAGCGCAGGCCGGTAACTGGCGGCCTCATGCTTTTCGTGGTGCGACCATTGGTCAATCTGATCCGCACGGGGTTGCCGGAGGAACAGGAGGCGCTTGCCCGCCTGATCAATGAGGAACTCGCGGGCAGCGGATGGCAGATGATGCGCGTCGCAACGGTCCCGACGCGCGAATGATCGTGCCAGGTTGGCAGGGTCACGCCAGCGCATGGCAGCGCAGCGATTTGTGTATATAGCGGTGTATTCCGTTGAGCCTGTTTCGCAACCGACCTGAATTATATCAACATCTTACGGCCCCGATGCGGGTTTCAGGGCAGAACATGCCAGGCAAAATTTTAGGTTTCACGGCGTTTCAGGACGTTCCATAGCGCACGAAAAGTCTTGCATTCCCGCCCTGCCGGGCGTTCCTGCGGTTTCAGGACGTGCCACAGCGGCACGTTCCAGGGCAACAAAATGTGCATAGCCCTGTGTATAGCAACCGAAGGAACCAAGCCCATGAGCGACAACAACCCAGCGGAATTCGAGGCAGTGTTTAGCGCCCTCTGCGACCTGTCCAGCCCCACCCTGAAAATGCTCAGCAAGGATTACAGCGCGGCGCCGGATCAGACGGTGTGGACTCAGTTCATCGCGTCCGCGGCGCGGAACATCTTGGCGGCGCGCGACGCTAAGGCGGCAAGCTAACGCAACGGGGCGCCCTCGCGACGGGGCGCCCCTTCTTTTCCCCAAACCGAAGGACTCCAACAATGGCCCAGGTATACGACCCCCACTCGCATTCGTTCGTGATGATCAAGGGCAAGGGCTCGCTCAGTGATAGCCCGCGCGAGATTGTCCTGGCATATCTCGGCGCGCATGACGCCCCCCGCGTCTGGATCATGGCGCACGCTACCGACGATCTGCCCGAGGGCACGCTCCCGGTTAGCGACGGACTTTCCGTCTACGACGCCGAAGGTTACCGGATCGTCAGTATCCCGGCCGACTGGTGCTCGTTCTACACCGACGAGGAAGCGGCATCGATCAGCGCGTGTATAGACGCCGATGACCGCCTGCTGTCCTACGCGCGGGGCTAATCACAAGGGCCTCCCCCTGGCGATCTGACAACACAACGGGCGCCCCCGCGACGGGGCGCCCTTTTTCCCAACCGAAGGACTCCAACAATGGCACACGAAGCCGCCTCCACCATCATCGATAAATTCCTCGCACTCCGGGCGACAATGCAAACCCTGTCCACCGATGATCTTTTGGACATCGCGGCGGACGCGGGCGACGCGGACGAGCCGAACGACTGGACGAGGTTCATCGCCGACGCGGCGACCTCCATGGCATTCGACAGGGGGGCGTGAACATGGCACGCAATCTCCCCCTCACGGACCTGGCCTGCAAAAACCTGAAGCCGGGGGCGAAAGCCCTCGGCGACGGCGGGTCCCTCTCCCTCGTCATCAGCCCGACCGGCGTCAAGTCTTGGCAGTATCGTTACCGGATCGCGGGGCGGCCCGGTATCTTTACGATCGGCCAGTATCCCGCGGTGAGCCTGGCAGAGGCGCGCGAGGCCCGCGACCTGGCACGCGCGGCGGTTGTCAGCGGCACGCACCCCAAGCTGGCACGCCAGCGCCAGGTCGCCGAGCGGATCGAAGCGGACGGCAACACAGTGGCGCATTTCGTCGCGCAATGGTTGGCGGAACAGCGGGCGATCCCGCCAGGCGAGCCGGGCAGGTGGACTCCGGAGTATGGGCATCGTCTCGGCCTCCGGGTCCAGCGGTGGATTGTCGGGCCGATCGGCGAGTGGCCGGTTGCGGACGTGTCGCCAGCCATGTGCCTGGACGCATTGAAGCAAGCGCCAGCGTCCATGCGGCGCAGCCTGTTGGGCGTCCTCGACTCCGCGTTCACGGTGGCGATTGAAGCGCGGGCATGCAGGGACAATCCGGCGGCACAGATCGCCAAGCGGGTGCATGCGCCACGCGTCACCCATCTGCCGGCGGCGGCGTCATTGGTCGAGGCGCGCGCGGTGTTGGCAGCGGTCGAGGCCGATCACCGGTGCCACGCGGCAACCATCCTCGCCCATCGTCTGATCGCGTTGACAGGTCTCCGCATCAATGAGGCCACGCGGTTGCGGTGGGATTACGTGCAAGACCTGACCGGGGATAGCCCCACGCTGGTTATTCCGGCCGAGGCGATGAAGGGCAGGCATCGCGGGCACAGCGTCCCCCTGGCCCCCCAGGCGGTCGCGGTGATCCTGCAAGCGCGGCGGGTGGGGTTGGGCCCCTACGTGTTTGCAGCGGAAGGCGGCCACGGCCAGGCGGTGGCGGCCAAGACGGTGCAAGGCATGTTGAAGCGGACGGCGTTGCCCGTGCGGCACGTTGCGCACGGTTGGCGCGCGGCGTTTTCCACGATTATGAACGAAGCCTACCCAGGCGATCGGGCGGTGATCGATCTCATGTTGCACCATGTCCCCAACGGGATGAGCGCGGTCGAGGGCGCATACAATCGCAGCCAGCACAATGATCGGCGGCGGGTGTTGGCGGGGTTGTGGGCGGATATGTTGCTAGAGGGCGCGCGGCCGATCGGCGAAGTTATCGGCGGCGTGGTCGAGGTCGAGCGGCGGGCCGCATGACACCGCGGCCGGGGCGTGCCATTGTGGCATGTCCCGGCGCCGTCTGAGCCGGCAACGGCTTAACGGAGCAACAGTCATGCGGCTTAGGAATTCACTCATCGCGGATGTGCAACGGCGCGTCCGCGTTTTTAATTTGCCCAGGCCGATCGCGACGTATTGGAACGCGCGGCGCGACAAGGGCGAGCCGGTGGTGTTCACCGGGTGGTATTGGACGATTGGCGCGAGCCGCGAGGCGGGGCCGTTCAAGTCGAGGTCGGCGGCGTATCGCGACGCGTGGTTTCGCGTGGTGCAAGAGGTCGAGCCGCCGACGTTGCACAACACAGCGGACGCCTACGCGGCGCGTGAACAGCGCAAGGCAATCAGCGCGGCGCGTCGCCGCAAGGTGGCGTGATGGGCAAGGGCGTCCCCCAGAGCGGTCGCAGGATGAGGCCACCAAGCGCGCACGAGCTGGCGCGGTATGGCCACGTCGCCGCGGCGATCAGCGGCGCGATGCAGGCCAAGGGCCTGACCGCCGCCAGCCTCGGGCGGTTGATCAATCCAACGTCGACAAACCCCGCCGCCATTCCTCATCCGTGGATTAACGGCAAGGGTGCGCCAAGTCGCAACGCGCGGGCGAAGGTGGCCAAGGTGCTGGGCCTGGCAGCGGACGCCATTACCCCGTTGCCACCCGATGCGACGCCAGCGGAGGCGGCGGCGGTGCATGCGGGGGTGCCCGCCCTGGCCATGGCCGCGGTAAAGGCCAGGACGCCCGACGTGCTGACATTCACGGTCGAGGCGGGCGGCATGGCGCGGTTGCGCCTCGACGTAACGCTGCCAGTGGCGGCGGCGGTCCCGCTGCTAAGGATGATCCTGGACGCGGGCCTCGTCCTGAGCGTCGAGGGGTGACACATGGCAGAATGGAAAGCGGGCGCGGGCCTGCGGATCGAAAGACTCTACGGGTGGATTGCGGAGGAACCGGACGGTGGGGAGGGCGTGTGCTCGGTGCAGCTCGGCGACATGCACTTCCCGATGATCGGCGCGGATCGCGCGAGGATCGAAAGTTTCCGGCGGCACGCCCAAGACATCGCCAAGGTGACCGGCTGCCAGGTCCGGCTGGTCGAGTTCTCCACCCGCGCGGTGTTGGAGGACTCGCCTGATGTCAAGCACTGAGCGTCCGGCCAGGACCCATCGCAAGTGCGGCGATTGTCAGTTGTGTTGCAAGTTGGTTCCGGTGGCCAGTCTCGGGAAACAGGCGGGCCAGCGGTGCAAGTATCAGCGCGTCGGCCTCGGGTGCACGGTCTACAAGGATTTGCCCAGCATCGCGCCAGAGTGTCGGTTGTGGTCGTGTCAATGGTTGGTCGACCCCGACCCCGAGGCGGCCAAGATGCACCGCCCCGATCGGGTGCATTATGTCATCGATCTGCTGCCAGACTTCATCAACGCGGTCCCCGAGGGGGGCGAGCCGATACAGTATTCGGTGATGCAGGTATGGGTTGACCCGGCCTTCCCGCAGGCCGCTGACGCCCCGGAACTGCTGGCATGGGTTGAGCATATCGCCGAGACCCGCGGCCAGGCCACGCTGATCCGCTTCGGCGCTGGCGATGGTTATACGTTGTGGGCACCATGCCTCAGTTCCGATGGTCAATGGCACAAGGCGGGCGGCACGTTCCGCAAGGATGTCGGGTTGTATTCCCTGCTACGGCCCGAACATCAAATTTGACGCGTGTCCTTTTTCGCCGCCTCATTCGTGGTCGGAAAAATGAACGCGTCGAGGTCGACATGCCCAACGATGTTTCCACCCTGCCGGAACCGCAGCCCGAAAAGGTCACGTTGACGCCAAAGCCGCAGCGCCAGCCGGTGCCGGTCTGCACGCTTTTTGATAACGGTTATATGAAGGTCGAGCCGACCGGGGTCGGTCTGACCGAGCTGCATCGGTTGTTGCTGGGCGCGGCGGCCCAGATCACCGAGCGGACGTTGCAACGCGCGGTGACGATGGAACGCGTCCTCGTCGCGGTGCAACGGGGGTTTGACGGGTTCGATCAGGAGACCGGCCAGGCCATCGCCGCGGCGCTGGGGCAGTCTGCACAGCCCTAAGCGCGGGCGCCCTCCAGCGCGGCCAGGCGGCCCGCCAGGGCCTGCACGGCGTTGACCAGGGCATAAATCACCGCGGTGCCGTTGAACTCTAGCAGGTCATCGATTGTGATGGTGCCGAGGCGGGGCGCGACGGTGACACGTTGGCGCACGGTTTCCGGCATGATCGGTTGCACGTCCTGGGATATCAAACCGATATAGCGCACGTCCGGGTCGCGGCCGGTCTCGGGAACGAAGCTGTAAACCTTGGGGCGCAATTGCAGCACCTCGTCGAGGCCAGCCGCATACGGAACGATATCGTGCTTAATGCGCGCGTCGGAATAATCCCCCCACGCGCCGCCGCCAGGTTGCAGGCTGACCTGGTGCTCAACAATGATGCGGCCAGTATTGACCCATACGTCGCCGACTTGGATCGCAAAGCCAATCGGGGCCAACGTGACGCTATTGCCGCCCGCGTTGAAAAAGACTGCATCCCAGGACCCGCCAACGGTCGAGCCGCCATTGCCGAGCACGATGGTGCCGGTCCCGGTGGACGGATAGTTGATATAGCAATTCCCGAGGACCGACAGATTGCCGGCCTGTATCGTGTTGCCCACGCTGTCGCAGCTCCACGCGCCACCGCCCCCGGGAAATTGCGGCGTGTTGTAGGACAACAGACCAGCGCCAGCGGAATAACCGAGCTGATGGTAGTTCGGATAAAGCCCGGAGAACCGAATATACCCGCCATCGGCGTCGGCGAAGAAAACCGCATTGTTGGCGCCATATGCGAGGCCAGGTGCAAACCCGCCGTTCGCGCCGATTTGAGCGGCCGAAGCATACGCCCACATCTGTATGGCGTTGCCACTGCCATCAGTCTGGCCGAAATAAAGCCGATCGGCGGGGTCAACCCAGATGCCGGCCGCAAGGGCGCCCACCAGGTGCAACGCGAAAGACGGGCTAGTGTAATTCTCTGAAACGATCCGCCCGCCCGAACTCCTAATGGTTTCGCCCACGGCCAGGGAGGCATCGATCTGAGCATAGGCGGTGCTGTGCAGATAGGCGCCAGTGACACTGCCGGCGGCGGTGACATCGGTAGAGCCGTAAATGATAGGAGCGGAAACGGTGCCGGCGGCGTAAACATTGGCGCCGGAAACATTGCCGACTGCGGTTACATTGGCGCCTGCGCTTATGTTGCCGGCGTTGCTGCCGATGTCGCCGACGGTATAGATGGCGGTTTCAACATACAGATTCCCCGTCAACGTGCCGCCAGCGATCGGCAAATAGCCGCTCAGATCCTGGCCCGTCATGTAGGCAATCGCCTGCCGCAATTGCGTCCGGTCGGCCTTGTTCAAGGCCATCCCGTTCGCGGTGATCACGTAACAGATTTCCTCTTGCACCATGTTCAACCATTCGGCGTCGACAATGGTGGCTTGCACGCCGGCAATCTCGTCCCCGGCGGTGAAGAACAGATCAGGCGTGATTGACGGCGCGGTGGGCGCCGGCAGCACGGTGGCCCCTAGCTGGTTATCAATCCGATACATGACCAGGCTCCTTGGTTATTCGCGCGGCGGCGGCATGCGATAGGCCATGATGACGGCCACCAGAACCGGGATCGTCTCACTCAGCCAATCGCGGAACATCTGAGGCCAGGGCCGATCGTTGCACTCCGGGATATACCACACCGTGCAGCGCAGCGTGGTGAGCAACGCCAGCAACGCCGGGGTGCAGATCAGGACGGCCAGGATCAGCACGCACGCACGCACAACATCGAAGGGCGGCTTAGGCGGCCGCGGGTCCGGCATCGGATTCGATGACGCGATACTGATCACCGTCATCGCATGCCAGGCCCTGGCCGCGTTTGGAGCGGATCACGCGCGTTGCGACCTTGCGGCCCACCCATTGATCCATGACGTGCAAGCCTTCCGGCCGGACGCTCAACAGCACCGCGGTATGCGAGCGGCCATCGGTGTGGTTACCGTAGCGCCCTTCCGGGTTGAATGTCGCAATCGCGGTGCCGGTGGGCGTGGCGATCGTCGGCACCGCCCCGGCCCGCCAGGTCGAGGTGTGCGGCGCGCCGCAGGTGGCGCGGACATAGGCGACGCATTGCCCGTCGCCGACCGTCATCCCTTGGAACCGCCAGGGGTCGGCGGCAATCCATGCCATCAGGCGGCGTCCTTCATCGTGGCGGGCACCCAGCCACCGGCGGAACCATAGGCGAAGATTGGCACGGTGTGCGCCGGTCGATACGCTTCCAGCATACATTCCAGCACGTGATTGCCCCAGCTCGCCAACGGTTCGCCCGCGGCGCTGACGGACGTGCGGAACCATATCACCGCGGTGTCGGACGCATGGACGCGCCACACATGCGCCCAATGGGGACCATACAGCGGATCACCGGCGCGGCCGATCCCGGCATAGAACGGCTTAAATGTTTCGATTGTGATGACGAAGCCGAGGCGTTCGGCCAGCGCGATGAAATACGCTTCCGACTGGCCACCGCGCGCGGCGAACTTGGCGCACACCGCGGCCATGCGTTGCTGCACGGTGTCAAGCGGGCCGGTGCACGGATCGGGCAAGCCAAGGGTCGCTTCCCATTCCGGCAAGCCTTCCGTTGTCGAGCACGGAAACGTCTCGGTGATCAGATCGTTGCCGCGTTGGTGCAGCCGCGACCAGGTGGGCATCAGCGTCAGCAGGTCGGCGGATTGCACCGAGCCGAGGCCGCGTTGCCACACCAGGCCGCGCGGCAACAGGCGGACGAATTGTTGCAGATAGTCATAAGCGGTATAAACCGGCGCGAGCATCGGATCAGGCCGGCAACGTTACGCCAGTCTTGTCCGCGGTGCGGCTCTCACCGTGTTCGGTGATCACCTGCCACACCCGACCGCAGGTGATGCATGTCATTTCGTTAATGAACCTGTTGGGGTCGCTGTTGAGCATGACGCCAGCGCCATCATAAACCGGAGTCCAGTCGACCAGGCTGTCAATCCAGTGCTTGCGGGTCACCCGGCACTCGGTCGCCTGGTGGTCGCAATGGGGATGTCGATGAAATGGGTTGATTGTTTCGGACATGGCAAACTCCTATGTGGTCAGTGGTTCACGCCGAGGTGCCGTCGGTGATCAGTCCATAGCTCACCAGAGCGGCGAGCAAAGAGGCCAGCGCCGTATTGCCGCCTTTCGCGCCGGACACGACCGGTTTTGTGGCAGGTGGCGCCGCGTTGAAAGCACTGATCGAGCCGACAAATCGTGCGGCGCTCGTCGCGCGCATGATCCGCAGCGCCGGCCCCGGAATGCCGACGCCGGCATCGTCATAGTTGTAAATATCTAAGTCCGAACCAGCATTGCCACCACTTTCCGATGTCGAATTGGCCGCGATAATCCAACGTCTCACGGCACCGGAGTTGAAGGACAGCGACCGAAGATTACCAGCGGCACCCTGCACCGCTATCCCGGCGACCGTTCCGCCGATGGTGCCAGAGGTTAACGTGGTCTGTGCTTGGATCGAACTCGTTGCAACAAGCGACGACGCCACCAGAACGGGACTGGTGAGGGCAATTGAGCCGGTGCCCGACGCCCCAATACTGACGTTGTTCGCAGCCGCCGCGCCCGGCGTGATGACAAGCCTGTTTTGTGCAGCGGTGCCGATCGTGGCCACACCAGCAGGCGAGACCGACAAAACGTCAAGGCCGCCGCTGACAAAATTAGTGGTGCCGCTGGCCGGTGTGACGAGGTTCAACCGGTTGCCGGTGACGTTTATTCCATACTGCAAGCCAAAGAGGGCAATGTGTCGCGTGATATCAGTTACGCTAGAAGCGACAACAGCGCCGAAGCCCAAGCCACCGGATAATGCGCCGCCAGTGAGAGGCAGGCTGAGCGCATCGTTAGCGTCGACATATTGCTTTGTCGCAGCGTGCATCGGCGCCGTTGGATCACCGGAGAGTATGACCGATCTGCCGCCCATCATCGTCAGTCCGGGGCCGCTGAATATAGCAATGTCGGTCGCGGCAACGCACATTGCGACGGTGCCGTTGGTGACAAGGTTCAGCCGTCCGCCGGTAACCGTCAGACCGAGTATGCTGCCGTAAAGGTCCAAGTGTCTGGAAAAATCGTTCACCGCAGGCGCGAGGATACTTCTGAACTCGAGCCCGTTCCTCAACATTCCGCCATCTTGGGACAGATAGAGCGTGTCGGCGTCGGCCTTCGTCAGGCCACCGGACGCGATCAGGGCGAATTGCCTGACCTGTGCATCCCACAGGATAAAGTCACCATCTGAGATGCTCTTGCCGGTGAGGCCGTCGATATCAACAGGTGGTGTCTCGGATATCGCCGGGTCCGCGGTCACACAAAGCCAGCGGAACCCGCCTTGCATGGCGATCGTGGTCAGGTCCGGGTCATTCGCCGCAACCGACCAGGTGCCTTGATAGGGCAGCCCGGTGGCCAGCGAATTGTCGACATATTGTTTCGTCGCCGCGTGGAAATTCTCAGTCGGGTCACCGGCCAACATCAGCGGCCCCGACATCGTTCCGCCAGCGCGCGGCAGGGCGAGCAGGTCGCCAGCGTCGACGTATTGCTTGGTCGTGACTTGCAGCGGCTGGTTAGGATTGCCCGGCAGGGTGATCGCCGACGTAGTGCTGATGCCGGTAGGGTTGACCGTAAGGTAATCCGCGCCGCCTACCGTAATGACAAAATTGCCTCCGGGTGGGACCACCGTATTAAGTCGCCCATTCATCACGTTGAAGCCATAGCCGACGGTATGCATCATCAGGTGCTGCGTCAGGTCGCCCACCGTGGGCACAGTCCTGGTGCCCATGCTGAGACCGCCCGTCATCGTTCCGCCAATGAGCGGCAGGGCGAGCGCGTCGGCGGCGTCAACGTATGTCTTGTTAGTCAAATGCGTCCCGGCCGTTGGCGCGGGCGGACTGTTGACTTGGCCAACGGCGCTGACCCCGGCGGTGGTTTCGATGCCACCGCGGACGGTGAGCGCGCCGGTGGTGAGCGCGCCCGTGATGACGCCGCCCGCGTCGGTGATGACCTTGCACCAACGATTCCAACCCGAGCCGCCGGTTGACGTGCGAAACCACAGCGGCGCGGGGTCGTAGTCATAGCCGGGACCCATCCAGAGCTGGTCCCGCCATTGGGTGTTCGCATTGTGACCGTTAATGAAAAAACCGGTGTTGATCCCCGGCGGGAGGTTCGCATGGCCGGTCTGATTGGTGAGCGAATAAAACCCGACCGTGCCGACAGGAACGTTGTCCGCATCAAAGCCGACATTGCCCAGAATGGTAATCGATGGCACCCGCTCCCACGCGAGATTCCGCCGGCCATACGGGAACGTATCGCTTGGCGCTTCCTTCCACGCGGCGGCGTCGACGTATTGCTTCGTTGCGGCTTGCAGCGGGACAGTAGGATCAGCGGCGAGTGTGATCGCTCTGCCCGCCATCATCGCCAGACCGGCGGTGGTGAATGAGGCGATGTCAACGCCACCGATAACGTGAACAGTCGAGCCGGCACCGGTGACGATATTCAGCCGGCTACTGGTCACCGAGATGCCGTAACTTCCGCCCCAGAGGTTCAACTGTCTGGAAAAATCGCCCGGCGCTGTCGCGAGGTTGCTACCGAACCCGATCCCGCCGCTCAGCATTCCGCCGATGAGGGGCAAGAAGCCGTCGACGTATCCCTTAGTCGCGGCGTGCAAGGCGAACATCGGCGCGTCGGGCAGCGTTAGCGGCCCGGTGATCGTGCCGCCACCCAGCGACAGGTAAAGCGAGTCAGCATCGGCCTTCGTCAGCCCGCCGGCAGCGATCAGGGCGAATTGCCGGACCTGTGCATCCCACAGGATGAAATCGCCATCGGATATGCTCTTGCCGGTGAGGCCGTCGATATCAACAGGTGGTGTCTCGGATATTGCCGGGTCCGCGGTCACACAAAGCCAGCGGAACCCACCTTGGACGGCTATCGTGGTCAGGTCCGGGTCATTCGCCGCAACCGACCAGGTGCCTTGATAGGCAAGCCCGGTGGCCAGCGCATTGTCGACGTATTGTTTCGTTGCCGCGTGGGAATTCTCAGTCGGGTCGCCCGCCAATATCAGCGGCCCCGTAAGCGTTCCGCCAATGAGCGGCAGCGCCGCGGCCCAGTCCTTGTTCTGGCGGCCATAGGTGGCGCCATCAGCGGGCGCCTCGGGCACCAGGTTGGCAATGGATGTCCCGACGTAACCGCGCGTTGCCGCTTCCATCGGGTCGAGCGGATCAGCGGCCAGCATCAGCGGCCCGCGCATCGTTCCGCCACTGAGCCGCAACACCGCGGCCCAGGAATTGTAGCGCCGGCCATAGGCGTCATCGTCAAAGGGCGCCTCGGGCACCAGGTCGGCAATGGACGCCTCGACGTAGCTGCGCGGCGTCGCCTCCATCGGGTCGAGCGGATAGGCGGCCAGGATCAGCGGTCCGGTCATCGTCCCGCCAATGAACGGCAACCGGTCGAGGACCTCGCCTTCTAGCCGGAGGATCGCGGCCTCGACCGCCTCCATCTCGTCATGCGCGATCTGGAAATTTTCGCGCACGCTCGCGGTTGTCGGCATGCCGAATACCGGGACGGTCGGATCAATCGCGCTCATGACAACACTCCCATGATCGGCAGGTGGCCGGGCGGGGCATGCACCGCGGCGACCGGTGAGGCGACGGCGCAAGAGATGATCCCCGGCGCGGCCAAGATCGCGCCATAGATATCGGACGGATAGATCACGCCACCCGGTGCGGCGACCGACAGCATCAGGTCATCGAGCGCGGCGGTGATCGCGGCGCGCATGGCCTCGTTGTCGGGATTGAGCGTTGCCAAGGCGACATTGATCGGGAACGGCACCGGCGCGGCCACGGTGACAAGCGCGGTGACCGGTTGCACCGGGAACAGATAGTTGGCGATGGTGAGCTGATCGCCGGTCGCGGTGGTCCCGCGTGGTTCCCCGGTGGCGACGCCATTGGAACCGACAGGGAAACCACCGGTCGGCGCGTTGGCATCGTCCAGCATCGGGAACACCACCACGCTGCCAGGTCCGGGATATGGCGCACCGACCCAGGCCCGCGTCACCCCAGGGACCTCGAGCGCCCAGCGCACATAATCGCCGGACGCGCCGCCCTGCGGTGGGTTGCGGTAACCGAACAGCATGCGCGAGCGGAACTCGTCGGCGGTTTCCTGGTCGGTGCCACCGGTGGCGGGTCCGGCCATGACGCCGCCGGAATTGATGCCAGGTATCGGGTCATCGATGTTGATCGGCGTGCCGCCGTCATCATTGGTCAGGGCACCGAGCACAGCCGCCACGATAGGCACCGTCACGGTCCCGTTGACGTCGGATGCGCCGTCCGCGGTGGTCGTGTAGGGGGTGCCATCCTGTCGGGTCAGGGCCGCCCCGGAGGGCAGCACAAAGGCGGTTGAACCAGGTGCCCCGTAGAACGTGGCCGAGCCGGTCGCCGCCTTGGGTCCCTTCTGATAAACGCCAATGAGGCCAGCCCAGCCGGCGCGGTATTCATCGGTTGCAGTGAACGGGATTGACTGGCGAAAGCACCAGTCGATGTAGCCATAGACGGAATAAGCCAGCCCGCCCATGGCCCAGGCGAGCACGCGCAGCACCGCGTTGCGCAACAGGCCCTCGAGGCCAGGAACCCCCGAGGTGGTAATGTCCTGGATCGCGCTGCCGCGGAGCTGTGTCAGGGTTGGCCGGCCGAACGGCATCGGATCACCTCCTGAGCGCGACGCGTTGCGGCACCGGCGGAACCGCGATCGGCGATTGCAGCACGGCCAGGCCCTGCCAGGCCCAGGCGAACATAAAGCGCGTTGTGGTCCCGTTCGGTTGGGTGATCAGCACCGCAATCCCGAGCACGGTCGAGCCTGCCCGGCCAAGCCAGGTTGTATCGCAGGCGACCGACGCGGCGATGCCATCGGTCACCAGCCATTGCAGCGCGTCGAGGGCATAGCGGCGCGCGGTGCCCAAAGTGTCGCGGGTCTTTTTCCCCCGCAGCAATTGCCAGAGGTTCGAACCGAGCGGCGTCGCGTTGTAAGGGTCGGCCCACCAGCCGCGGCGATCGGTGGTGCCATCGGTCGGCACAAAGTCGGGTGTGGCCAGGCGATCGGAAAACAGCGACACCAGGCAGGCGGTTTCCAGATCCTGCCCGGTGGCCAGGTCGCCGAGCGCCAGCGCCCAATCCCCCTCGCCCAGCACGTTGTCCCAGCGGATCAGGATGTCCCCGGCGCAGTCGGCCAGGTCGAGCGCGTCGCCGGACGCGTTCGGCAGGTGGTCGAGGTCGACCCAGCCCGTCATGGCGTATTTGCTCCGTTGATATCGCCGTCCGCGGTGATGTTGCCCGAGGTCGTGATGTTGCCTTCAACGTGCATCAATGGCGTGGTGATCGAAACCTTGTCGGGCGCGGTCACCGTCACGTCAGGACAGTTGACGGTCACCGTTCCTTTGCAGGTGATCGCGATATTGCCGGCGGCGTCGAGCGTCACCACGGTGCCGCTGTTGTCGTAAAGCGCCACCCCAGCGACGGGCAGGTTGCGCAAGCGGGACGCCTGGTGGCCGGTGCCGACGATGACGCCATTCGAGCGGTCACCGGACAGGAATACCGCCATCGCGTCGCTGCCAGGCGGGGCATGCGAGGCGACGCCGTAAAGCTGCATCACCGGCATGGCGTCGATCGTTTCGGACGGGAACCCGCGCACCTGCGCACGGTGCACCGGACCGCTGTCATCGGTGGCGGTGATCTTTACCGGCATGATCGTCATGAGCACGCGGCGCCAGAGCCGATCGAGCTGGGCGCGATGTTCGCTCATCGTGGCGCATCCCCAGGCGGGATCGCGACGGGGTTGCTGGCGCCGGTAATGTCTTGCGCCAGCGGCATCAGCGGTTGCAGGACCACCGGTTCCGGTGTGAACGCCGCGGGGTCCATCATGGTCACCATGGCATGCTGGCCGTTTTCGTCGCGCAGATATTGCACCGAGGCGATCAACCACGTTGTGGTGTTGAGCTTGAGCACGGTCGCGGCGATCGGTGCCAGGTGGTTCGGCGCCCACAGCTTGCCCGCGGTATCGCGCCAGCCGTCACAGGTCACGGTGAACTGTTGCGACAGGCCAGCGCGGCGGTTGCATTCCCAAAGCGCGCGGGCATAGGCGAGCGACACCCCGAGCTGGGTTTGTTCCGAGATAACGTAACGCTTGCGAAAGCGCGGCACGCCGTTGTCGTAAACGATCTGACCGACACCCGGCGAGTTAACCCCGGCATCGTCGCCCAGTGCCATGGTCGACAGGAAGTGCCCTTCATATTGCGAGTATCGGCCGTCCATGGAAAAGGCGACGGACCCCGCCTCGACGTTCTGACCGATCGTGAAGCCCGAGGCCATGGTCTCCTTGCCAGCTTGCGCCAGCATCACCGAGCCGTCCGGCATGTCATAGGCGATCAATTTTGAATAACGCGTTACCCGATCGATAATCTCCCAGGCAGTCTCGCCCAGGTTGATGTTGAATTGTGGGATTTGTGCACCGGGACCGGCGACACTCTGAATGGTCACGTCGTAAGGTGCGGCGATCTTTTGCGCGATCGATAGCGCCGAGCCGCCGAGCACCTGTGTCCCTGCAGCGCGGACGGTGCCGACAAACGCGGCGCAGTCCACCAGGTCCTCGGATTTGCTGCGGCCTTGAATGCGGATGGTGTGATCCGAGCCGGACACCGACGCGGTGTAGCGGTCGACGTAGCCGGTAATCACCAGGTCGGCGCCAATCTGCACGGTGCACGGCATGCCAGGCCGCAGGTCGACGGACGGAGTCAGCGGGAATTTTTCCGTCACCTGAATGTCGAATGAGGCGGGCACCACGCCGAGGCCACGCGTCACCGCGACACGTTGCCAGCCCCCGAGCACGGTGCCGCCCGCGGTGAGGGTGAGCGCGTCGGCGGCACCGGGCGGCGGGCCGGACACCATGCCATGCGCGTCGCTCATCGTTGCAGCGCCGGGAAGCTGCGGGGCAAAAACATCGGGTGCGGCGGATCAGCGGAGGCCACGAGCTGCGGCTCGCGCGTGGTGTCCGCGTAAAGCATCCACGCGGCCGCAAGCGACGGCATCGGCGCGCTGGTGGTCACCTCGACCAGGGCGGCCAGGTTGGCGCCGCGCACGGCCAGGTCGAGCGCGACCGCGGCGCGCGTTGCACGCAAAGCCGCAAACGTTGCATCCCGCACGCCAGAGTCCCCGGCGCGCGTGGCCTCAGCGTCGAGCGCGTTGCACACCAGGGCGCGGACGGATTGCGCGTCCTGGTAGCTGATCGGTTGATAGGTCGAGGCGGCCAGCGCGAGGGCGGCCAGGGCAGCACAGCGGCAGGTCGAGGCGATTGCAGCGCGGGCCAGGTTGGCGGTCTGGGCGAGCGGCCCACGGCCCGGAACGATGGGCTCGACCCAATTGGCCAGCGGCAGCAACAGGCGGATGGCGTCGGCAGGGTCCGCAGCAGCCCCCAGAACCGCGCCAGCGACCGCCTGCGCCGCCGTGGCGAACGCTGCGGACGTTGCGGCGGAACCGCCCCCACGCTCGGCGCTGCCCGTTGTGAGGCCCGTTGCCGCATTGGCCAGGTTGGCGACGGCGAGCTGCACGGCCTCGCGTTGCGCGATGCTGGCAGCGAGCGCGGTTGCGACGGTCGCGTGCGACGGTTGCAGGGTCGCGCGGCGGCCCATGGCATAGCGCCCGTAATACGCCCCTTGCAGCCCCGCCACGGCGGACAGTGCGCGGGTGGGATCGTCTACAGCGGCGGACGCCAGCGCGCCCCAGGCGGGCACCGCAGCGGCGGCAATGGTGCCTGCGCCGCGCATCAGTCCCAGGTCGCCGTGCTGGCCGCGAGGTCGGCGGACGAGGCGGCGTTGAGGCTGGCGGCGGCCGACGTGATGGCGTTGCCGGTGGCGATGGACGAGGCGGGAAACTGCACGTCGCCGGACACGATGAAGGCGAGCGCAATCTCCACCATGCGGCCGTGCTCGCGGCGATCGGTCACGGAAAAATCGAGTAGCACCACCTGCATGGTGCCCATCGTCGGGTGCACCAGCGCCCCAGGCCCGGCCGTTTCGCAAGCGGCAATCATGGCGTCGCGTTGCTGATACACGTCATCACCGGTGAGGTATGCCTGGACGGCGAAGCGACGGGGCAACAGGCCCAAGTCCTCGGCCCAGATCGTCGGGCGATACGGATATTCGTGCACCGCGACGCGGCGGCCAGCTTTGCATTGCGCAACATCCATGACGAAGCCGACGCCACGCCAGCTCCCCGGCTGCAATTGCAGGAACCATGCGCCGCTGCCCCAGGTAAGGCCCGAGATATCGGCCTCCAGGGCAGTCGGCAGGTTCGCGATTGCGCGCAGTAAATCGCTCATGCGGCGGCCAGTTGCTGGCGTTCGGTGCGCGGTGGCGCCACGTCAACGGCACCCGTTCCGACCGCGGTCACCGTGGTGTTCGGCGGCGGGTTTTGATGGGTGATCGTCACCGCGACCGAGCCGTTGACCGGCGACGGCGGCGGCGGCGCCGGCATCAGGTCGGCAGTCTGCACCGGTGCGGGCGGCGTCGCGGCGTATGTCGAGGCGTATTGCGTCGACAGTGCACCAGTCTTGGCCGCCTCGCCTTCCACGTCGCCGGGGCGGATGTAGTCGCGCGACACGATGTCGCCAGCCTGCGCGGGGGTCAGGTTGGGGTTTTTGAGTAGGTTCCCAGACCGCTTCTCGGTGTTGCGCAATTCCCAGTCTTGGAAAGCGAGCTGTTCCTCAAAGGTGGATCCCCGGATATCTTTCCCCATCACCTGGCGGAAATTCTCCTGCCGGTCAGGGTGCCATTGCATGGCGCCATACGCGGCCCCAGCGTCGCCGGTGCCTTGCGGATTGAAATTGCTTTCCCGTTGCATGCGCGCGACCAGGCCAGCCGATGCGGCGTCGGACCAACCGCGCGACTTGAAATAGTCGTAAGCCTGGCGCGCGCGTTGGTTCTGCACCTCAGCGGTCGGCACGGCACCGGGCAATTGATACATATACCCAGGGGTCCGCATCGGTGCGGGAACGGGCGGCGGCGCCGGTTCCGCCGATACGCGTGGCCCGGTGGCCAGGCCAGCACCAGGCGCTGGCGTTGCGCCGGTATCGGGCGCACCGGCAGGGGTCGGCGCCAGAACGTTAACCATCCAATCGGGCATCCATGGCGCCCATTTTTTCAGATCCCGATTTGCGTCCGCGCCCAGCTTGGCGACGGCGCCCGACGTGCCCTTGCCCCACAGGAAGTCCTCGACCGCAGGTGTGGCGGCCTCAATGCCTTTCATCATGATGACGGCGGTGCCGAGGATCGCGGACAGGATGCCGAGCTGGCCGAGCAATCCGGACCCGCCCGCGCCAGCGACGCCAGTCCCCACGGCGCCGAACCCGAGCGCGACGCGGGCAATCGAGGCGAGCATGCCGGCGGCCCAGCGTCCGGTGAAAAAGGTCAGGACGGCGACGCCGGCCGCGGTCAAGTCGGGATATTTGCCCACCAGGGTATCGATGCCTTGGACGATGGCAGGCGTATGCACCTTCACCCATTCGCCGGCCCATTGGACGAGGGGCGTTAGCGCCTTGGCGATCGTGGCACCGATCTGTTGCGTGAGGTGGTCGAACCCGACACCGAGGGCGCCAAGGGCTTCGTTCCATTTTTGCGCCGCGGCGGTTTGTTCCGCGGTCACCTGCATGTAGCCGGCGGCGTCCTTTTGGTATTGGTCCCACGTTTTGGTGCCATGGAGGAACGTCTCAAACACCTTGGCCTGTGCATCGCCCAGCGTTGCAGCGGCGACGCGGGCGCGGTCGGCGGGGTCCTTCAACTGGCCGATCTTTGTCAGCACCTCGGGCAACAGGTCGGCGGATGAGCGGAACTGCCCGTTGGCATCGCGCAGCGCGATCCCCAGGCGGTTGAACGCGGCGCGCGCGTTCTGATCGATCCCGAGCGCGGCGTTGCGGCTGATCGTGGTCAGGGCTTGCAGCGTCGAGGTCATGTCCTCGGCACTGCCGCCGGCCAGGCGGGCCATGTCCTGCAATTCTTGCAGCTTCGTGGTGGTCAGGCCGATCCGGTCGGCGTTCTGCACCAGCGTCCGGTTCATCTCGGCAAAGGATTGCGCCAGGCGGACCATACCGGTGAGCGTGGCGGCGCTGGTGATGGTGCCGAGCACCGGGACGGATTTTGACATCTCGGTGAAAGCACCGAATGCCTGTTTGCTGATTTCGTTGAACCCGGTGGCGACGTTCTTGAGGCCCGACACGTCGACGAATTTTTGCAGGCTCTTGGCCTGACGTTCCAGCGGCGCGCGCATTTGGACGATGCGGCGGTTGATCGCATCGATTTGCGCCGTTGCCTGGTCGACAACGGAATAAGTTACCGAATATCCGGCCATCTATTCCGGTTTCCTTGCATCGCGCGCGGCGATACGCCTCGATTGCGCGGCCCACCACATGAGGTCAGAACCCGTCAGTCCCCAGGCATCGGTTGGTCCCCATCCCCACCATTTGGTGAGGTCGGCGACAAGTTCGGGCCAACCGGGCGGCCAAGCTCCAACAAGTTTGCCAAAAAATCGTAGGCTGCATTCACCTCGCTGTTTCGCATGCGTTCCACAATGGCGCGGTTGACGCGGGCGCCAGCGGCCACAACGGCGATTTTATACGCGGACATTTGCGCGACGGACGAGCTGCCAGGCGGCCCAGGGCCAAGCTCCTTTTCCGCGTCGCGCATGCCGCCCGAGGTCGGTTCGCGCAACAGCAGCTCCGCGTGCTCCGTGCCGCCGACCTTTACCGGCGGGTCGAGCGGCAACGTCATGGTCGCGTCGAGGCCAGGATCAGCGCCGTTGCCCTCAGTTTTCATCGACCGAGGCCCCGTCAAATCGCACCTGGAACGTGCCTTCCGCGGCTTTCACCTCGAGCGCGGACACGCACCACATATTGGCGCCACCGATCACCTTGCCGTTGGCCAGGGCCACCAGCACTTCAACGCAGCGCATCAGGTTGAAGTCCCCCACCAGGATGTCGCCGCTGTCGCGCAACATGCCTTCCACGAAGCCAGCGGCGGGCACCTCGGAAAAGCCGTGCACGCTGTCGAGGCCGAGCAAGGTCTCACGCTTCCATTTGACGGGCGACCAGGTGAGGTCGCTCACCAGCATATAGGCCGCGCCGTCGATTGTGATGCCGGTCACGCCGGCAAGCGGAACGCAATTCGCCATTGCCTTACTCCCTCAGCTTTTCAGGAACTGCAACAGGATCGCCATCTGGCGGAGCTGGTTTACCAGGTCGACCGGCGCGAGGATTTTCACCAGTCCGTTTCCGGCGTTCTGCACGATGACATTTTTCGCGAACGTCGCGCTGTTCTGCACGTAGCCGGCGGCCTCAAGCGCGCGGTATTCGCTGATCACCGACGCGCGGATCAGCGGCGCACTGACGCAATTGGACCCGGCCAGGATCACCGTCGTGTCGGATACCAGCTTCTTGCGGGCATATTTGGACAACAGATAAATGGCCAGGTCGCGCGCCACGAACATCAACCCATACATCGTTTCAACGTCGAGGTATGAATTGTCCGGCGCACCGGCGGCGTTTTCCTGATAGGTGGTCGCCATGCGCTCGATGATCACCGAGTTATCGTCGCCAATGCGGAACGTCGACAGCCCGGAATACAACAGGGTATTGCGTTCGCCGAGCGACCAGCGGTCGGCAATCTGCGGCGCCTTCAGCGTGGTGGTGATGTATTGCAGCGGCAAGCCAGGGTCGACGCGCAGGGACGAGGCGCACCAGGCGGTGACTTCCGCGGCCCATATCCACACCGGATCGGGACTGCCCTGATACGCCATGCAGGCCATGTGCTGGTCATTGCGGGCCTCACCGAAGGCGGTCGCCTGGCCGAGCGTTCCGCGGTAGGCACAGAACCCGCCGCCATACAGCGCCTCGTTCCACGCCCAGCGGCCGGTGGCGTCGGAAAAGAATTCCTGCATGGCGTTGAGCGACGCCGTGTCGTTATACGGCAGGCCGATGAAATCGAAGGCGGTATCTAGCAGGTTGCCCAGCGCATCGGTCAGGAGCGGGTTGGCGGTGCCGTTGGCAAACTTCACCGCAACGATGGTGATCCCTGGCACCGAGTATTCGCCGCCAGCGGTGCCGAGATAGTTTAGCGTCAAGTCGATATCGTTGCCCGCCAGGCCCTTGTGCTTGGCGGTGAGGGTGACCACGCCCGCGGCGTTAGCGGCGGTGCACGGCAAGTCGAGATTCGCAGTGATCGCGTCGACCAACCCAGTCGCAACGATGGCGGCGGTATCGCCGACATAAACCGGGACCTGCACCAGGGTGCCGGCGATGTATTGGTTGACGGTGCCCGATTGCGTCGCAACGCCGGTGATCGTCAGGGTGCCGGTTGCGGCGACGCCCGCGGGGTTGTCGAGCAACGGCAGGATGTAAAGCGCGCCGAACTGGTCAATGGTCAGGTATCGCGCGGCCATTGCGGCGAGCATCGATCCCTGGCCGCAGGTTTGCAGCACCTGGACAAGCGATTGGACGAGTAGTGGCTCGCCCGGTATCGCGGTGCCAGCCGCCAGCTTTTGGCCAATCAACAGGCTGCGTTGCAGCACGGTCGCCGTGTTGGCCTGTGACGGGTCCATCTCCACGAAAACGCCGGGGACCCGGTTGGATGTCGGATAGTGGGTAAAGTTGATTGATGCGGACATGATCAGACCCCCTTCTTGATCGGCAATTGCACGCCGCCAGGCGGTGCGGCCTCATCGATCAGCACCACGTCGCCATCGCGCAAGCGGCGGCGCCAGAACATATCGTTGGGCACGTTGCGCCCCGCGCGGGGCAACAGTTGCTTGGTGATCGGATCGCGCACCTCGCGACCATCGGCGGGCTTGACCATCATGGGTGCTTCCTCCGTAACGGTTTCATTCAGGCGGGGCCTAAATCCTGGATCGAAACGAGTGTTCGCATGGTCGGCGCAACAGTGCCGCCAGCCCCGACTTGCACCAGGGTGGCGGGTCCGGCGGTCACGCGAGCGTTGAGCAGCACTCGCACCGTGCCAGGCGACGCGTCGACCGCGGCGGTGAGTTTCGCCACCCCGCGAAACATGGCGGTTGTGGTGTTGGAAAATTTATAGGCGACCATGGGGGCTTCGATCAGGATGAGATTCGTTGCGTAGAGCAGCTCCCACACTGTGCCCGCAGCATCGCCGGACGCGAAAACCGGGTCGACTGTCAACAGAATGTTACGAATTCCGGTCGCAGGCATCGGGAAGTTAATATCGAGGAAAGTCACGCCAGTGTTGGTGAGTGTGACTTCGTTCGGCATGTAAACGATCGTGCGGAACGCGGACGGCGCGGCGACGGCGGCAACCGCATCGTCGACATATTGGCGGGGGACCGCATCGGTGGCGAGCGTCGGCGCGCCCACGTTTTGAATGCGGTTGCCGACCATGGTCAACGGCGTGTTGGCCATCGCCAGCGTTGTGGTCCATTGCCACATGAGATTGCCCGAGATGGCAACGATCAGGGCGTTGCCAGCCGACATTAATCCGGTTGTCGGATTGCCAAGCGCCAGCGCGGGCGCGGCCAGCGAACCGGACGGCAATTGCAGCGGGCCGAACAGTGACCCGCCGGTCAATTGCAGATAGCGGGCGTCGCCGCCGATTGGTTGCAGATAGCGGGCGTCTGCATCGGCTTGTGTCAGGGCGTCGCCGGTGACCAGGACACGGCGGCGCGTTGACGTAGTGCCGCTGTTGTCCTCGATCATCACGCCGGGATTGCCGACAGTCTGGCGCAGCACCAGAGGCCCATCGGTGTAAAACGCGGCCATACTTTGTTGCCAGGTCAAACCTTGACTGAGGCCGGCAAAGCCGATCGCGCCATCCACGATGCCGCCGGACAATTGCAGATAGCGCGCGTCGAGCGTCGGCAGGTCGGGGCCATGCGCGTCAACGTAACCCTTGCTCGCGGCATCGCCCGGAGCGGTCGGCGCGTCCAGATTGGTGATCCGGTAGCCGGACATATTCAAAGTGGTCGCGAGAATCGATCCGGTGCGATTGAACAACATCACGCCGACACTTTCGTGCGCGGCAACGAGGCCCTGCGCCGGGATGCGATAAAATCCGGTGATCGCCTCCCCCACCCCCAGCGCGCAGCGGCTCGCCGTGCCATCAGGCACCTGCAGCGGGCCGGTCATCGTGTCGCCAGCGAGGGCAACGGCGCGTTCCCAGTCGCCCGTTTCAGTGCGGCCCCAGGTGCCACCGCCACCGGGGTTGAGTATGCCCCAATTCATATTCGCCCACGCACCGTTGAGGCGGCCATAAACGATCCCGTCCGAGGGTGCATCGGGCAAGCCGGGGTCGAGCGCGTCGGCATATGCCTTGTTGATCAGGTGCTCCGGTTGCGTGGCCGGCGTCGCGGCGGATATCAGACCGGTTGCGGTGATCGCGCCGCTCAGCGTCATGACGCCAGTGGCTTCATCGATCGTTAACCATTCGGCGTTGCCACGAACGCCAAAGCTGCCCAGCGCCGTTGTCCCGATCCGCCATAGCGGCGTAGCGCCGAGCTGCGGCGCGATGATGACCTCGCCGCGCGCAACGCCGGTCGGCGCGAGGACGAAGCCAGCGCCGGCCCCCGAATTCATCACAGTGAGATTAGGTAGGGTCAGGAGTCCGGTCATCGTGTCGCCAGCGAGCGACACGGCGCGCGACCAGGCCCCGGTTGCCATGCGTCCCCAGGTGCCAGGTCCGATCGGCTCAATCAGCATGCCAGGCGGTATTTGCGCCCACGCGTAGTCTTGGCGGCCGTAAAGCATGCCATCGGCGGGCGCCTCGGGGATGCCGCCGCCGGTGCCAGGTGGCGGAACGGGTGCCCAGGCGGCATCGAGGCGGCCATACAGCACGCCATCGGCGGGCGCGTCCGGGATGCCGCCGCCACCGGTGCCAGGCGGCGGGACCGGTGCCCACGCGGCGTCTTGGCGGCCATACAGCACGCCATCAACCGGCGCGTCGGGCAATCCACCGCCGCTGAATTGCGCGTCGACGTAGCGTTTCGTTGCTGCCTGCGAGGCGTCCAGAGGGTCGCTGGCGAGCATCAGATCCCCGGCCATGCGTCCCCCAGCCAATCCGAGCACGCGCCCCCAGGCCCCGCTGGCGCGGCCATAGAAGGCACCGTCAGTCGGCGCCTCGGGGATCGCGGACACGCGGTTGTCGACGTAGCGTTTCGTCACCGCCTCGTTGTCGGCGGCGGGGTCCGCGGCCAGCACAAGCGGACCGCCAAGGTTGCCGCCGGTGGTCGCAAGCACTTCGATCCAAAAGCCATCTTGGCGGCCATAGGCGCCGCCATCGATCGGCGCCTCTTGGATGTTTGACACGCGCGCGTCGACGTAGCGTTTCGTTGCCGCGTGCGCGGCGAGTGTCGGATCAGCGGCGAGCAACAGGGCGCCGGTCAACCGTCCGCCGCTGAGCGGCAGCACCGACGTCCAATCGGCATTGCAACGGCCATAGGCCAGGTCATCGGCGGGCGCGTCCGGCATGTAGGGGCCGCCCATCCCGATCAGCACGTCGACGTAACGCTTCGTCGCGGCCTCGCTGAGGTCGAGCGGGTCGGCATTGAGCAACAGCTTGCCGCGCATTTGAGCGCCGGCCAGGCGAACGAACGGGCCTTCGTCCAGCCGGGCTTGCAGCCGATCCATGCGCGCAATCGAGGCTTCCCAGTTGGCGCGTTGGTCCGCGGTGTAGGCGATCGGGCCGGCTGGGACGGTCGGATCAATATCGTTCATCAACACCACCGCGTGGTGTCATCGTCCCAGGGAACCAGCACCGCGTCCCACAGGGTCCGGTTATCGTCCCAGGTAGTGTCGCCATCGTCCCATTCGGCGAAGTCATACCAATCGGTCCGCTTGGTCAGGGTGCGGACGATTGGTTTCGGCAGGCTCACCACGATGTCGTGCAGCGGCGCCCAATCCGGATCGCGGATGTCGAGGCTGGCGCCGTCCTGGTCGCTCAGCGTCACGTCCAGCGCGAATTCCCATTGATAGAACAGGCGGGCGCGGTCGAGGTCGAGGTAATGCCCGCCAACGGTATACATGCCCCGCGGTCCGGCGCATGGGACCGGTTTCCAGTTCAACAGGCACGCATACAGCGCGGTTTGCACGTCATCGTAACCCATCGCCGGATCCTGGCCGCGGCGATCATTGGTCGCGTCGAATTCCACGATGACGGCCATGGTGGTTTGCAAGATTTGATACAGGCCCACCATGTTTTGGTTGCCAGAGCTGTCCTGGCCGATCGGCACCACATAGGCGGCGGGGCGCGGCATGGCGGCGTTGAAGTCCCGCAGTCCGCGGTTGAAGTCGGCGGCGCCAGCGACGCGGCCGGCGAACACCGGGCAATTCGACCGCAGGTTGGCAATCATCAGGCCCATAAACATCAGGGGGCCTTGGTTTGCTTCCAGGTCAGGCCGGATTGCAACGCGGCCATCACGCGGCGGTCGAGGTTGGCTTGTTCTTGCATCATCACGGCGTCGAGCGACGGGCGGGGCAGTAGGACCCGTTGTGTATAAACGCCCTTGGCGTGGTGGCGCCTTTCGCCCGCCCGCCAGGCGGCGGCGGCTTTCGGTCGGCCACCGAACGGGTTGCCACCGCCAGTCGCGCCGCTTTCCAACCAGATCGCGTAGAATTGCCGCATGCGCACGGCGAAGCCCTCGCCCGTCTTGTAGGGATAGACCTTCAATGAGCTTCGCAGGGAGCCGCTGACGGCCACTGGCGCCTGGCCGACCGCGGACGCGCGATAGGGTCCGGGTTTGTAGTCACCCCGGTTGGCGGCCCCCCCACCGCCCCGGTAAAGGCGTCCGCCGCCACCGCTCGCGCCGATCAGTTTCCGGGTTTTCGAGGCGATGTCCGATCCGGCCGCGCGCATAAGCGCCTTCAACGCCTTGGTGTCCTGTGTCAGTTCGCCCCAGCTCGACACGGTGAGCTTAAGCGAACTCATGGCGTGGGATTTTCCATGAAAAGCGCGATCCGCGAGGCTTCGCTATCGTCGGGCGTTGTCTTGGACGCCTCCAGCTCGCATTCGATCGCGGAAAACCGTTTCCGGCCGCCGACTTCCTTGACCCGGCGCACCCGAAACAACTCCGTGCGGAAAGTGTTGTCGGCGGGGCGCAAGGTCGAGCGGAAGATCACCGAGGTGTTTTCGATATAGTCGACCCAGCGCGTGCAAATTATGTGGCTGATGGGTTGATCGATCGCCTTGGAGTCGTTGAACGTCGAGGCCCAGGACGGTTGCACGTCGCCATGCGTCGAGGCGATCAGCACAAGGGACTCACTGAGCCCACCGTTGGCCGCTGGCACCTGTGTCCGCATGTAAAGCTGCACAAGCCAGCGTAGCGAAGCGATGCCATCAGGCAGGTCCCCAGGCAGGTTGCTGGCCATGTCAGCCGCTGAAGGTCCAAAGCCGGTGCATGCCCATGATCAGCGTCGCGGCGTCGGGCATTTCGGCGTTAGCGTCGCCGCGGTGTTCATACAGGTGCGCGGTCAGGATCAGGATGGCTTGCAGGATGCCGGCCGGTATCAGCTTCGGATCGTCACCGTAACCGGCGACATACTCAATTTGCAGGTTCTGTTGGGGCAGGATCGGGATCAATTGCGGCCTGATCAGGATTTGCGCCGGTTCGACTGCCAGGTTCAACCGATAATCGTCCGGGTCGGCGGTCTGCATGTCATCGATCGGCCCCCATTTGACGGTGTTCACCTTGGTGACCGGCGCGCGCGGCAGCTCGATCGCGCGACGCACCAGCGGCGGAAAATTGAGCGGGAAAATGATCAGCGATTGCGGGACGAGGGGCGTTGCGGTCGGCGGCGGCGTCGAGGACCAGGAGTAAAGCAGGGTTTGCGTCATCAGCGCCCGGTTGAGGTATTGCTCAGCCCATTGGCGGGCAACGGTGAGCTGCATGCCCAACAGATCGTCATCGTAAGTCTGATCAATGCGGCAATGCCGCCGGACCACCGCGATGTCGAGCGGTTCGGCGTCCGGCGGCGTCACAGTGCGGAGCGACGTATAGGCCGCGGCCACGGCTTACTTCGTCACCCGCGCGGGCACGGCGCGTTGATTGGTCGGCGCCTCCCCCGTCGGATTGGGCGGGGCAGGACCGATGCCGGCAATGGCGACAGCGTGGCGCTGCGCCACGATTTGCTGCGCCGCGCCGAGCGGGAACGCTGCCACGTCGCCGGTGCGGTAGGGCGGGTGACTGCGCGTGAAACGAAGCTGCACCATCGGGTGCATCGGTTCGTCTGACATGGGGCCTCCTTATGCCGGGTTGGCGAGCGGCGGCGGGGCTTGCGCGCCGGTGAGGGTGGCGGGGCGGATCGCGGGCGCCTGCGACCAGGTTGGATTGAGCGCCTGCGTGGTCCACGGCCGGCCAGGCAGACCGGCAAGACCGGTAAAGGTCCAGTCCACCGTGATGAGGATCGCCAGCGATTGCAGGTGCCGCATATTGAAGTCGTGCTCGGCGATGACGCGGAACAGCGACTGATCGCGCTGGAAGGTGGATACGACCGCGGTCCCATCGTTGTATGCCGCCACGTCGGAAGCGTCGACAATGACATTATACGTGTCCGCAATGACCACATCCTCAAACGCGGCCAGGTATATCTCGGAACCGAAACCCAGACCGAGATTGGTGGGAATCTGGGTGGTGAGTTTATACGGGATGCCCTCGAGCATGCCGCGCGCCATCTCGTCCTTGTAGTAGAAGCCGCCGACGTTATCGCGCTGCACGGCGATGAACCGCGCGGTGGTCGGCGCCATGATCCACACCGGTTTGATCATGCGCGAGAGGCCGTTTTGTAGCGTCAACATCGCGGCGGACAAGGCGGCCACCACGGCGTTGAGGCCAGCACCGGGTATCGTGATGTCATCGATCGCCAAAACGTTGATGATGTTGGGCGCAAGGCAGAGGGTGCGGAACCCAATCGGCCCCTTGTCGGTGCCATCACCACGCAGGAAGGCCAAGTCCTCGCGGCGTGCCACGGTCTGAATCAGATCGTCGCGGACAACTTCCTCGACGCCGATCGGCGCGCGGCGGATGAGGTCATTTGATACCGGCACCATGGCGGTCAACTTTTTCGCAACGAAGTTGACATCATCGAACCGCTCTTGGCTAATCGCGATATCGTCCAGCTCGCCTTGATACGCGGCGGTCGAGCCGCCGGCCAGGCGGGGGATCGTCAAGTTGCCCATCGGCATGCCGATTGTCATCGGCATTGATCCGCGGACCACGGTGTTAGCGCGTAGCAGCTCGATGAGGTCGGCGAGAAAATCCTGGGGGATCAGGGCGCCGCCTTCGCCGGTGACGATGGTGTTAAGCGCCTTGGCCACCGATACGTCGCCGAACCGTGTTTCCACGAATTCGGCGGCCTTTTCCAGCGACAGCTTGTGGAACCGGGCATACATCAGGCCAAAGGCGAACGTTGCGGCACGGATACCAGGCTTGTTGTTGACAACAGCCCTTGCCGTCGCCGGTGTGGTGTCAGTGCGGAACCGAAACCCGCCGGTGTTGCGCGGGCGGATGCCGTTACCGGTCAGACCGGCCTCCCCGTCGCCGTCGCCGTCGCCATCCCCGTCGCCGTTGCCATTGGACGCGGCGGCGTCCGCGGCGAGCGCAGCCTCTAGGCGCTGAATGCGGCCGTCGAGCTTGGCCAGTTCGGTGCGGAGCTTTTCGAACTCGTTAGATTGGTCCTCGGACAAGCCCTCGCCGTCCGGGTCCTCCTCTTGCTTAATCAGCTTTTCCATTTCGGCCAGCATGAGGGCGCGGCGGCGGCGCAGTTCGTGCAACCTTTCACGATTTGGCATGATGCTCTCCTGTTGTTTCCGGCACCTTGCCGGGTCGTTCTTAGCCGAGCCTTGCCAGGGCGAAGATGCGGCGGCGGCGTGCCCTCGAGGCGGCCAGGGCGGCCTCGTTGGCGGCGGCGGGGGTCAGATCGGGGTCGAGGGGCGCGGCAGGATCAGGACCGTCCCCAGCGGTCTCCGGTGGCGCCTCGATCAGGGCCTCGGGGTTGGCGGGCACGGTGACAATCGAGAATTCCACCAGCTCTTGCCGGTAAAAGTCGACGCCGGGAAACCAATCGTCCGCGCCGCGGTCCTTGTCCGAGGTATAGGCCCATTCCAGCGGTCGGAAGCCGACCGAGGTGGCGGCCAGCCAGCCGTCCTTGGCCATGCGATAGACCGCCTCGGCGACAGGTCCAGCGAGCGGCATATCCGAGGGCAGGAACCGCACGGTGGCCATCAGTTTGCCGTCCACCAGGTCGACATCGTTCGCCTTGCCGACAGGGAACGCCTCATAATTGTGCGCCCAGAGCACAACGGGATTGCGGCGGAACCATTCGAGGTCCCAGCCTTTCGGGTCGATAATGTCGCGCTCGCGGTCGACCATGCCGGACGAGATGACGAAGCGCAGCGCGCGGGCATCGTCGGGCACCGTCATGGCGGGGCTTTCCATGATTTTGTAAACGCCAACCCCCGCGACAGCAGCGGCAGGCTTCTTGCTGCGGCGGTGCAGGAACTTGAATTGAGCGGCGCTGACAAACTTAGTCATCGTCCTTTGACCCGTCGCCATCGTCGCCATTGCCATCACCGTCGCCGTTGCCGCCGCCAGGTATCTGCTGCGGGATGTTGCCGGGCTTGGTCGGATCGGCGGTGTTGAGCGGCACGCGATATTCGTCGCCGCCCTCGACCGGGTTCATATTCTCGCGCTGGCGCACTTCGTTGCGGGAAAGAAAACCGTTCAACAGGCCGATCTGATACGACTCAAAACGGGTTTTTTGGTCGCCGCGCAGCATCGACTCGAAGCTGTGCGAAACCTGATACGTGTCGCGCTCATCATCAAACAGCAATTGCGCGTGCGCGGCGTCGCGGATGCGCTTGGCGATCGGTTGCAGCGCGTCATCGATGTATTGCTGTTGCTGCTGTTCAATGTTGGAGAATGTCGCGCGGGTCAGCTCGCCAATCTTGTGCGGCGGCACCTTGAACAGGCGGCAGATTTCGAGCGTTTGGAATTGTCGGGTGGCCAGGAATTGCGCGTCCTCATTGGTCATCCCGACCTTTTCGAACTTTGCGCCTTCCTCCAAGATCGCCACCTTGTGCGCGTTCTGCACGCCGCTGTGGGTATCTTTCCACGATGCGGCCATGCGGTCGCCGGCTTCCTTACTCAGTTTGCCAGGGTGATTGATGGTGCCACCGATCTGCCCGCCTTGGCGGAACAGCACGGCGCCATGCTGTTGCGTGGCCAGTGCCAGGCCGATGACATCTTGCGCAATGGCGATCGGCGACACGCCGAGGTAGCTGTCCAGTGAGATATTTTTCAGGTGCAACATATCGTCCGGCGGCACCATGATGCCGTAGCCGATATGGCGCGAATTGCAACGATACCACAAGGTGCCGTCATCGGTCAGCCGCACGGTCACGCGATCGGGCGCGATCGGCACCAGCTCGACGGGGCGGCCGTCCATGTCGCGCTCGATCACCGCGAAGGAATTGCCGCGGAAGCACAGGGACGAAACGATATAGGACCAGAACTCGAACGGGGTTTGCCAGCGGTTGGGATTGGCGAACAACTCGTTGAGCGGATGATCCGTGTCGATTTTCCAGCCGTTGCCGTTGGCCAGGCGCTTGCGCACGATGATGTCGAGGCCAGCAATATCGTCGCTGATGCACTTCACGCAGCCGTAGACGGCGGCGGCCTGCAAGGCGGTCAATGGCGTTACCGGAACGCCGGTATTGGACGCGTAGCCGCCGAGCGCGGCGTATAGCAGCGGTTGCGGGAACGCCAGCGCGTTGACCTGCGAGACAAGCGAGTCGGTTTTGGTCACCGCGGCACCGGCCGAGGTGGTCAAGTGTGGTTCGCGCGGCGTGCCCAGGAATTCGCCCCAGCTATGATGCGACATTGTTCCTCCAGGTGGCGCGCGAGCAACCTGCCCGCGCGCCGTCCCTGATCAGGTTACCGTTTCGGCTCGGGCTTGCCGAAGTTCGCATCGACTTCGAATACAAACGCAAATGCAACGCTTGCATCGCTGTCGCGACATGCGTGGCTCATCGGGTCGGCGTCGACACAGACCCAATGACCGCCAACGGTGCCAGGCCGGCCAGGTGCGGGGATTGTCGGGTCAACCTCGGGCAGGTTCGACTCGCCCTGCAGCCACGCCAGCGCACGTTTACGGCTCTTGTTCGCCATTACGACGCACAGGCAGCCAGGCTCATGCGGCGCACCGGTCGGCAGTTCCATATCCTCCGGTAGCGGAACGGTGCCAACGACCGGGAGCCGCGGGATCGGCAACGGATGACCCGGACGGCCAGGCAGCACCGGGCCTTGGTCAGGAATACCGGGCAGTCCGGGCAATTCATCGATGCCCCAGCCCGGATCGATCGGACGGCCAGGCCACGGCAGACCCTGCCCAGGACGGCCAGGAAGGCCAGGCCACGGCAGACCGTGGCCAGGTCGGCCAGGATATCCGGGCAGGCCCTGACCGGGTTCCTCCGGTTCGCCTGGCAGGCCCTGCCCTGGTCCTTCGCCTTCCTCGACACCGTAACCCGGATCGATCGGACGGCCCCTTCGGTCGACCAATCGCAGAAAGCCTCTAACAAATGGCATATTCGCTCCTGTTGGTTTGTGTTGCAGTCACGGCCACGCGTCATCCTGCGATCAGGAAGCCGCGCGTTTCATAGACCGACGATTCATCGGTCGAGGTCATGCA